TTAACGTACGTTTCTATGGCAGTACGATCGAGCTGGTGTCGATCGATCTTAACTCCATCCATCGATTCAATCACCTGGGCGGTGAGCTCCATAATCATTTGAATTCGCTGCAAGGATTCCAAAAGCTCTGTCATACTATCCAACTTAATCAGCTGTTGGAGGGCGCCAATCGAGTGTAATCCACGAGGGTACCCCGATAACCTCGATACGTTGACTTGTCTCTGTCTCAGCAGTTTGCCAAGATGCGAAGACATTTCGGTAACCACGGCCGCGTTAGACGTGACCGCTACAGGAGTGATACGTGTAAACATGTTTTTGTTTTATTGATGAAAGAAAAGGAAGCCTCTTCTCTCCGAAGAAGCCTCCTGAATACTTGAGATGATATCCAAGCTACTGCCAATACTCGTCAGGAAATTGTTGATCGTAGTTTAATTGTTGATCGTAGTTTGAGAAGGACGTAGCCTCCCAGGGATCAAATGACATTTGCTCATCTGGAGGAAGGGGATACATTGCGCCCGGATAGAAAGATGGCTGCGTCGCTGGATCTACTGCCACAGCGGGAGAGGGACCCGGTACGTAAGAATCGGGACCAGGCCATTGCGAGGTATTATCTCTCGAAACAGGCATGCTATAGGGGACAGGTTGTGGCGTCGATAAGTAGGGTCGTGGAGCGAATGGTGATACACGACTTGCTGATGAACGAACGAGCTGACTCTGAGCGAGGCGCTCCTCATTAGCAGTGCGAGCATCAATATCTCGCGCTTCCTGCTTAGCTTGGCGCTGCGCTTGGCGTCTGGCGATACGGGCCGTTCTTTTCTGTTGTTTCTTCGCTGATTTGCGAAATAAACCACCCATCTCTGCGTCAAGATTTTGACCGTCCTCTGATCCGGAAGCGAAGACTTGATCTAACTGGCCATCGATGATATCGCCTTGGCCGGGGTACTCCTCACTGGGATCACCATCAGCCGCATCAGCGACGCTCCGTAGGTGAGCAATTGCGCCAGGCAAATCGCCGTTACGGACGAAATCAGCGGTGGCATCACCATAGATATCGCCTATAGCGGTCAAATCGCCATTCGCAGCAGTACTGCCTGCGGCAGCGCCGGAGACGATCTCCTTAACTTTGCTCAACTGATCGGAGGTCAGACCGATCTGTGCCAAGTACGATACTAGGGATCCGTTAGGTCCTGTTTCAGCTTTTCGAGCTACATTCAGTCCATCTTTAGAATCGCCTGAATGGGATATAGAACTTGCCCACTTCTTCAATCCAAGGACGCCAGCCAACTGGCCTAGCAAAGATAGCTTTCCTGCGCCTCCCAGAATCTTCGCGGGCAAGATATTACCCTGTAAAGGTTGGACAATATTAGCGTATTGTTCAACCATGTGACCGTCTCCAGCGAGAGGATCGCCCATGTGGGCAGAGGAGGGAAGGACATCCATCGCCGCATCAATCAGGGATTTGGAGCGCATCAAACGCTGCATTGTTGTCAGCTCGGCTACCTGCTTCCCTAAGAGGGACAGCTCATAGAGAAAATCGACATCTGAGATGCTCTCGAGGTAATCTTTGATGTTCTTCATGCCGCCTGCGAGGTTGCCGATCTTATTCATCGTTTTATCGATGAACGACTGCACGCCAGCTTTGTCGGCGGCGGAAGGGACGAAACTGACGCTCGATTCATCTATTCGCGCGCCCAATTTCTTCGCCCAGTCTTCGGGTAGAGAAAAAGCTTGACTCAAAATCTTCGCGTATGATTCCGCGTTGCCCGTCATCGAGCGGAGAGAAGCGACACATATAGTCGCTAACCCGGTTGCCAGATTATCGACATCTCTATCGTCAACGTACGTATCATCTAAGATCGCCAGCGGACTAATTCCCAGATCGGTCCGTGAAAAGACTGTCTTGGCGACGCTCGTGCCGCGCGCACTGAGTAGATCTGCAATGTCTTGTATGAGCCCCGGACTGGTGAAAGCGAGTACGTTCGCGGCGCGATTGTGCCGGGGATTGTCGTAATATTTCATTTGTTGTTAAATTAAAAGTGAACAAAAAGAAAAGTGCACGAACGTGCACTTTCTAAGTGACAAGAAGAGAAAAGGCATTAAAGGTTAGCGCAACGCTCGCGTTGACTAATAGTCCATGGGTCATTAGTACCGGGTACTGTCACTACAACGGAAGACTGGGATGGAACACCTGTCACAGTCACAACTATCGGACTTGCATTAGAGTATTGACCGATGACTAATTCGGGTAAATTCGTTACCAACTGCCAAGGTGACATGATGAATGACATCACGTAAGCGCCAGAGATAATTGTGAACGTCCAAGGAGTAGCACCGACAATTAGCGTCCCCTGCACAGTAGGGAAACTTCCGGCTATAGTCACGATAGTACCGGGCGCTGCGTACAGGTAAGGAATACCGACGGTTACATTGACGGCCGCATAATATCTGTTATTAACAGCGCC